TCAGTTCCTGAGTGAGAACCCACAGAAGGCAGCGATGCTCAACTACGGGCTTCTGACGTTCGATGACGTGTTCGCTATGAGCGGTGCAAGCCGAGTCGATTCCGACGCCATCAAGGCGCAAGGGAAACGCGAGGCACTCCAAAATCTTGCGGATAAGCAAACCGCTACAGCCCCACGAGCGGGCGCGAGCACCAACACCATGCCACAAGGTCTCAGCAAAGCAAATGTTGAATCTTGGTGGGAGGGACTAGGTCCGGCAGGTCGTAAAGACTCCGGCAACATCTCGCAGCTCAACCGTATTCTTGGGTCGTAGCACCTAACAACTGAATATAGGAGGCCATATGGCTTTAGGAACTAACGGACAGACAGTCACCACTGGTAACGTCTTCCGACCAACAATCTGGGCAAACGACGTCATGGACGTATTGCAAAGCGAACTCGTACTGTTGCCACGCGTCAAACACTTTGATAGCGAAGCGGCACAGATGGGCCAAACAGTTACTGTCCCGTTCATGTATGCAACAACTGCATCTGACAAAGCAGCTAACACGCAGGTTACGCTCAACGGCGGTACTGCAACCAAAGTTGACATCCTGATCAACAAACACAAAGAGAGCTCAGTACTCATCGAGGACATCCTCGGTATCCAGAGCAAGTACGAACTACGCAGCGAGTTCACGAAGTCAATCGCATACTCGATCGTGGAAGCTATCGACAGCGACATCCTGACCGAGCTGGTTGCAGGTTCTACGAACACTGCTCTTGGCACGTTCGGAACAGCACTCGTTGATGCAGTCGTTCGCAACGCAATGGTTGCCCTTGACACTGCCAAAGCTCCACGCACAGACCGAACACTTGCAATCGACCCTTACCAGCACGGTGAGCTTCTTGCAATCGACAAGTTCGTTCGTCACGATGCGCTTGGAACTGGTAAAGCTATCGTCAACGGTAAAGTTGGTGACATCTACGGCTTTGATGTTGTCATGTCACAGAACATTCCATTCGTTGACACGACTACTGACCAGCACACCGGCGTTGCCTTCCACAAGGACGCCGTAGGTATTGCTCACCAGCTGAAACCACGCACACAAGCGCAGTACAAGCAAGAATACCTCGGTTGGCTTTTGACTGTAGACACTGTCTACGGCATCAAGACCCTCCGCCCAACCTTCTCTGTCAAAGTTCAAAGCTAACAGACAAGCGGAAACAAACACACTCAAGCCCCTCGCAATATGAGGGGCTTTTGTTATACTGAAATCATCAACTAACTAGGAGGCCCATGGGTATACTTCAAAGCGATAATGAATTGCGCGACCGTCTGAAACTGACGAACGTGCATGAACTGGCACACGGTGAGAAAATCAGTTACATAGACGATCAGCTCAACGCCATCAAGCACCAACTGTGGCGTTCACGCGTTGACGCGGTGCTCAACCACAACCTCAAGACCACATCCGAGGATGAGGAAGTGGCTGTAGCCGCGAAGATTCGCGAGCATGAAGGCAATTCCAAGCGCTACGCAGAGGCCATCCAGCTTCTCCAGGCGCTCAAAGACGAGCTGTAATGTCTCTAGCGGTCGTACTGCCCTCGCGCGGGCTTGTGTACAGCCAGACAGTCGATGAACTGCTCCGCGAGCTGGACGGACTGGACTACCGCATCCTGTGGAGCCACGGCCGCCCGATTCCTGACTGCTTCAACGTCCCCACCGAGGAAGCCCTGGCCGGCGACTACAGCCACGTGCTGTTCATCGAGGAGGATATGGTGCTGACACCAGGCATCGTCAGGAAGATGCTGGACCGCAAGACCTACGCCGTCGCCTGTGACTACCCAGTAGGGGGAAGCAGCGGCGGCACTGTCATGTATGACCCCGAGGGTGCGGCCTTCTTCACAGGTTGTGGCTTGCTCCTGGTGGAGTCTGACCTCCTGCGACGGATGCCGAAGCCCATCTGGCGGACTGACGTGCGGTGGCGACCCACCGTGGAGAGCGGCATCGTCAAGTTCGAGGTGAGCCTGAAGGATGACCCAACCATCTACGGACAGCAAGACGTGGCCTTCGGCCTGCGCCTGTACGCCAATAACCTCCCCATCCAGGTGATGGAGGAGACCATCGGACAGCGCGAGATGGTCACGAGGGGCGGACGAGGTAGCAACAAGGGCTTCCACGTCGTCAAGGAGCGCATGCAGGTGGTTCAGCGCACTGACCTGACACGAGTGCTCAAACAACCCCTCATGGAGGAAATTGTCATCGACGGCAAAATCGTGAAGGTACAGCCAAAGAAACTGGCCACGCTCAGCCATGTCGAGTATCCCGATCAAATTCGCGCTGGACGGGCAGCGTTTACCAACTATCAGAGCCTGAATGGATGGCTCACACTAAACTAACGGAGGTTATATGCACGCAAGCGTTCACGAGTTCTTCAAAAACAAGACGAATAGGACTATATTCAAAGGAAAAACCATTCTCGAAGTCGGAGCGCTGGACATCAACGGCACAGTCAGGCCGTTCGTGGAGAGCCACGATCCGACACTCTACCTCGCGACAGACTTCATGGCCGGTCCAGGCGTTGACCAAGTGGTCGCGGCTGAAAAGCTGGTCGAGACGTTCGGTAAAAACAGCTTCGATGTGGTTGTAAGCACTGAAATGCTCGAGCACGCTGAAAACTGGCGCGAATGTATCAACAATATGAAGGATGTCACGCAGGAGTACCTCATCATTACGGCTCGAGGCCCTGGGTTCCCGCTCCACAGCTATCCTGACGATTGGTGGAGGTACACCACCGAGGATATGGCCCGCATCTTCGCTGACTTCACGATTATTGAGAACATGCAGGACACAGACCCTCAGAGCCCTGGCGTCTTCTTCATCGGCAAGAAGGCACGCCGAAAGCGCGTTGACCTGAGCACCATCGAGCTGGAGCCCGCGCCGAAGCAGTAACCGATTCATCACATAGCCCCCTATGCACGGGGGCTATTTTTGTTTATGATGAGGATAACGGACGGCGCGCACTCTCATATGGCAAGAATCTCTATATACAGGGAAAACACCGTCAACATCTCGCTATCATTCACGGGTGTAGACCTGACAGGCGCGACGGTCTACTTTACAGTCAAACCAACCATCGACGCGGACTCTAGCGACTCGACCGCGCTGATTAGCAAGGATGTCACGAGCCACACGGACGCTGTAGCGGGCCAAACGACCATCACGCTCACGCCAACAGATACAGATGTGGCACCTGGAGATTACGGCTATGACATCAAGCTCAAGAAGTCAACCGGCGAACAGTCAACCGTCGAGGTCGGCAAGTTCACCGTTAAGGGTGTTTACACCTTGAGGGCCTAGCTCATGGACATCAACCACGAGCAAGACATCACCGTCAACGTCGAGTTAGCGCAGGACATCAACTACAGCGTGGAGATTCCAGCTGCCATCGAGATGGAAGTCACTGGCGCAGGCGGGCCGAAGGGTGACACTGGAGCGACGGGTGCGACCGGACCTCAAGGCGCACAAGGGATTCAGGGTATACAAGGGGTCCAAGGTGACACCGGACTTACTGGAGCCACAGGTGCAACCGGAGCTACGGGTGCGACAGGTCCCGCAGGAGCCAACGGTACGAATGGCACAAACGGGACGAACGGCGCAGACGGCGCTGGCGTTGCAGTAGGCGGAACAACCGGCCAGGTGCTCGCGAAGGCTTCCGCTACTGACTTCGACACCGAGTGGGTAGCCCAGTCGGGAGGCGCAGGCGACAGGATTGAAGACGGCACCACAGCGGTCGGCATCGACGAGGCAACGCTTGGCGCAGGCTTCGCATATGTCGAGGGCGGTGGCGTATCAGGAGAGAGCGGACTGGTCGCCGAGGGTGGCTTTGGTATCTATTCAAGAGGTGGCGCAGGGTATGCAGGCGCCTGGGACAACACGATTGCCATGTATCCCACTGGTGGCGTGGGGATTACTACCGTGGGCGACACAACGGCAGACGATAGGCTTCTTGTCACCACAGGCTCTATCCAGTTTAACGACCGGGCGAACGCCTCTGTAGCGAAACTGCGCGTAGCCGCTGGCGCAAGCGTAGCCGATGAGCTGACATTCCCCGCAGGTGGCGGAACACTCGCCACTGAGGCATACGCAGACGCGGCCGGAGGTGCAAGCGCACTCGATGACCTATCCGATGTCACGATCACCACTCCGTCAACCGGCGAAGTCCTGAAATACAACGGCTCAGGCTGGGTGAACGATACCGATGCAACCGCTGGAGGAGCTGGCGCAACCAACCTCACAGCCACTCTTTCATCGACTAACACGATTATTGTCAGCGACACGGGTACAGACGCGACCATCCCAGCCGTTGACGGCACGAACGCAGGTGTCATGACCCCGACACAGAAGACGAAGCTGGATGGCATCACAACAAGCGCGACGGCCAACGACACTGACGCAAACCTCAAGGCACGAGCCAACCACACTGGCACACAGACCGCCTCGACCATCTCGGACTTCAATACCGCGGCGGACGCTCGCGTTGTCGCGGGTATCACCGGCAAGGTGGACGGTCCTGCTAGCTCTGTGGATAGCCGTGTAGCGATGTTCGACGGCACGACCGGCAAGTTGCTCAAAGACAGTGGGCTAACGCTCTCGGGGACGAACACAGGCGACCAGACGACCATCTCGGGCAACGCAGGGACAGCGACTACCTTGCAGACCACACGCGCCATCTATGGCAACAACTTCAACGGTTCGGCCGCGCTGACGCAGGTTATCGCTTCGACCTATGGCGGTACAGGCAACGGCTTCGCCAAGTTCTCCGGTCCTGCGACTTCCGAAAAGACATTTACCCTGCCTAACGCCACCTCAACCATCCTCACAACCAATGCGGCTGTGACAGTGGCCCAGGGGGGTACGGGTGCTGCGACGTTAACAGGCATTCTCAAAGGGAACGGCACGAGCGCAGTAACGGCGGTAACAGCACCTAGCGGGGCGATTGTGGGGGACACCGATACGCAGACCCTCACGAACAAGACGTTGACCTCGCCCGTTGTCAACCAGTTTGGCACCGCCTCGGGCTTGGGTGCTGCCTGGGCGGCATGGACGCCGACTTTCACTAATCTCTCTGGCGGGACTCTGAACCAAAGCAGGTTCCTGCAAATAGGAAAGACTGTGAAATATCGGTTCAAATATACCTTGGCCGGCGCAGGAATCAGTGGTGCTGTAACCTTCACCCTTCCTGTCACAGCCAATACGGACTACTCAGCCGACACCGATCATATAATTGGCGACGTCCATTACATCGACAGCGGTACTCAACTGTATCGTGGATGGGTTGGTGCTCAGACGACTACTACGGGCAAGTTGTGGTTATACACCGTATCAGGCGCAAACGTCATTGGTACGGCTGCTGTGTCCGCAACCGCGCCATTCACATGGGGTGCAGCTGACTATATCGTTGTGCAAGGAACTTACGAGGCCGCGTAGTCTAGGCAACACCCGCGTTTCGTTCTACAATGAGGATATTGGACGGGTCGTGAGCTAACTACATATGGCATACAATCTCGGTGACATCACCACAAGCGTGAAGACGCGAGCCAAAGACACGAGCCTGTCTGACACTTTCATTCACGAAATCATCAACGCGACCCAGACCGAAGTACTCGGCCATCGTCGGTACAGCTTCATGGAGCGCAACCTGGAGGGTGCAACACTCTCCACCAACGCTTCCGAGTACGAACTCGACGAGGACATCCAGACCGTCGATTACCTCGCGCTCACTGACACGAACGGTGACAGTTACGAGCTGGCCTATGTACCGGCCGCCTCATGGGATGCCGTCAGCGACACGGCAGGAAGCCCCCGAGAGTTCACGATGTACGGCAGGACACTGCTGTTCAACTGTCCGGCAGACGCGAGCTACCGCATCGTGATGCGCTACCTAGCCGCACCGAGCGTGCTCACCCTTACGACGGATGTCCCAGACGTTCCCGAGACCTACCGCGAGCTACTCGTCCGAGGTGCCCTGGCAGGTGTTGAGGAGTACCGGGACAACTTCGACTTCGCTGCCCTGCACACCCGCAAGGTCGAGCAACTGGCCGAAGACATGACAAGCCGTTACGGACTACTGAGACAGAACAAGAGCGCGAAGCGTAAGGTGTGGAGCTTCCGAAATGCCTCAGAGTAGGTACGGCTACCGCACCCAGGTGCCCTCGACCTCTAGTCGCAAGATGCAGACGAAGCAAATCAGCTTCAAGGGCGGCGTCAACACGCACGACGACAATGACGACCTGGATGTGACCGAGCTAGCCGCTGCCATCGACGCCCGCATGGTCAAGGTTGGGCGCTACCGCACACGCAGGGGGGCGACCCGCTTCTGTACTCCAGTAGGGGAGACCAAGGATGTCAGTCAGGAGTCCACGACGGGTGCCTCGACGCACGCCATCACCGCGACCGCCTACCTGGCAGACAAGTACACCATCGCCACGACCGGACGCGTCACACGGGTAGATGTGTCGCTCAAGTACGCGACTGCACCATCAGGAGTGCTGCTCCTCGACCTATACACCAACTCAAGCGGGGCACCTGGCACCCTGCTCGCGACATCATCCATCGCCACCAACACCCTCTCGACCAGTGCGGCCTACCTGTCGTTCTACTTCATCACCGCCCCACAGGTGACTGCAGCCGATGTGATCTGGGTCGTTGTTCGCGCTCAGTCCGGCACAGGTGAGTACCTCGCATCTACCACGACCACCGCCACCACGGCACTCACCAGCACCACGTCTGGAAGCGTCTGGACGGCCTCGACCTACGCACTGAACGCCAAGGTCTATGTGACACCTACAACGCCTGTGAAGGGCGTCAAGCGCGTGAACAGGCCTAACGGGCTGAACTACACCTTCTTCGCCGCCGGCACGAGCATGTACAGCGTCGATGAGTCAACCGGCGCAACCACAGCCATCAAGACTGGCCTGAGTGCTAGCGCGACCAAGTACCGCTTCGAGTTTGTGCAGGACTGTCTGTACTGGGTGAACGGGTACGAGAAGCCCTACAAGTACGACTTCACCACAGTGACACAGCTCAACATGACGAACGCTCAGGTACAGCATCCAAGCCTCATCATCGAGCATGTCGGATTGCTGTTTGTGGCCCGTGAAGACGACACACTCATGTGCTGGTCAGGCTTCGGCACCTACGACACGTGGACGAGCACCGACTCCGCCTACATGAACGCACCAAAGACGCCGTTCTCTATGAGGGCGCTGGCCAAGCTCAACGGTTCACTCTTCACCTATGCCGAGCGCAACAAGTATCAGCTCATGGGTGACACGAACAGCAACTTCACGCAGTTCGAGGCGGCTTCACAGCGTGGCACCTTTAGCCAAGAAAGCCTCGTCTTTGACGATGACACTATCTACTACGCCAACGACGAGGGCATCTTCGCCTTCAACGGCACCGATGATGTCAACCTTGCACTCCGCTTCCTCGATGACTACCAAGCCATCCCGAACAAGGAGACCATCGTACTCGAGAAGCATGACGGACGACTCTACGTGTTCTGTGCGGGACCAAGCGCGGCAGGCAACGATCGCTGCTATGTCATCAACCTTCAGCTAGGCGGACGCTTGGAATCCCTCGACCTCAACACCCCAGTCGGCGCGGCCTCAGCCGCCAAAGACTCGACCAACAAGTTCATCGCGGCCAGCAACAGTGTGGCGGCGCTCTACCAGTTCGAGACGGACACAGCCGACTACGCCAACCTCGGCGCGCCCCTCGACTTCGAGATAGCCACAGCCTTCAACCACTTCGACACGCCGGGCCAGCTCAAGCGCATCAGTAAGTGGCGACCAGAGTTCATGGCGGGACGACGCGGCTACAGCGTCCAGGCGGGTTATGCCAAAGACCACGAGACCACTGTGACGTGGAGTGACGTATCACTCGACCCATCCTCGACCAAGTGGGGGAGCGGTTGGCTATGGGGAGACGGCACCCGCTACGCCACCGACTCCAACATCCAAGCCATGAGCGTGTCCATCGGTGGAGAGTTCCGACGCCTACAACGCCGCTACAAGCACGTGGCCGCTCGTGAGCCGGTTGAGTTCGACTCAGAAGTACTGGAAATCCAAACCCAGAGGCTCAGGTAATGCCCAAGCGCTTCAACCTCCTCCAGTCCAACGATGTTGGCGCGCTCAAGAATCAGATCAACCAGAACTTCGCCATGCTCGACAAGGAAGTGGACACCAAGACCTTCTTCGACCGTGGCACTGGTGAGACCCTGACTATCGGAAACACTGGGGACGATACCTCGGGGATGTCTATTGACACTTCAACGGCCCGCGTCTTCTTCATCGGTAGGTATGGCGTGAGCCGTTATGGCCTGATTGTACGAGATTCAGATGGCATTAGGCGGGTACTTGTCGGCTTCGCGCCTGACGATGGGCGGCCTGGTATATGGGTGAGCAAACCGGGTATGGATGTAATCACCCTGCTAGGGGGTTAACATGCCAGCCATCGTTGCTAACGCCAAGCATTTCCTCATCTCCACTGACTATCCACAAGACAAGGTAGTGTGGCTTTACTCGGGTTCCGCCACGTTCGATGGCATGACCTCCCTAACTATCCCGCACGGCCTGCCGTTCATCCCACTTATAGACTTCACTTGGTCGTATCAGTCAAACTTCACGACCACCTACACGGATAACGCAGGCCCATCACCCGCCACAGCTCCAGGGTTCCTGTTCGACCTGCAAGTGTCTGCGATGGCTGACGCGACGAATGTGTATCTGTCTGCACGAGGCCCCGCGGCCGCTGCCACTGGCTACTACCGCCTCTACGCCTTCCAACCAAGCACATCAAATGTCGTCCTGTCACCAACCGTCTCGTCCGCCGATGCGTTCGTGCTGAACTCATCGCACAACTACTCGAAGCTCCTCACAGCGGGCTACGTCGATCACGGGTCCGGCGCGTTCAGCCTGTCAGTCGCGCACAACCTGGGCTACGTGCCACAAGTTCAGATATGGCATGGGGATACACAGGTCGGTCAGTTGTCGTGGAACGGTGACGATGCGTCCGGTGGATGGCAGATAGAGGTCACGGCTACGCATCTGCTGTTCACGGCCTCCGCACTCAATAACTTCTTCACAGGTAGGTTCCACTACCGGATATACATGGACGAATAATGAAACCAGATGACTTCATATTGACATCAGACTTCGCCACCGTTAAGAGTGACACCTTCGGAGCCACGGCTACCGTGACGGTCCCTAGTGCCGTGAGCGTGGCAGCAGGAGCCACGGTCGAGTACACAGCAGACATCAGCGGTGGTTCGTCCGGCGCGGCACTTCGATGCCGGATACGCAGTTCAAAGGCGTCGAGCGCCTGGCTCGCGGCACCACAAGTCGTCTACACACGCACCGGAAGCCTCGGGCTGTACTCACTGGTGGCCCTCGTCTATCTTTTAGCCCCCGGCACCGTGCGCTGTTCTGTCCGGATATTCAACGACTCAGGCTCCACTATGACGACTGAAGCAGGTGCTGAAACTATCGACTTCGTGGTATCCACGTTCATCCCGCCATTTCCGTAAGGCGTTGCTATTGAATTAGTCATGCGATATGACGTATTATGAGGATAACAGGGACGGTCAGACGCGATACTTATGGCAAGAGCGTTCAACGATATATACGCGGAGCTAGGGTCACAGTACGACCCGTCCGCACAGCTCATACAGCAGCAGATTAGCGCTATGCCAGGGGCGACTGACGCTTTCATCAAGCAGGCCGACGCCAAGCTAGGGCAAGCAAACGAATCCATCGTGGAAGGTGCCCGCTCACGAGGCATGGGCTTCTCAGGCATCCCACTGGCAGAGCAGGCCAAGTACGCGGCAACCGAATATGCACCAGCTATCGCCAACTTCAAGAGCGGCCAGGAGCAAAACCGCCTCGGGATGATGGAATCACTTAACGCCCTGAATCGTGAGCGGAACACTCGCGCACAGAGCGTCTACGACGGTGAAACCGCACGAGACTTCCAGGAGCGACAGTTCCAGGAGCAGATACGCCAGTTCAACGAACAACAACGGGCCGCAGCAGCCGCACGTGCAAGTGAACAGGCCAACATCGGCGCTTACCTCGGTGGCGGACAGATTCCCGGTCAGGCCGGAGGTGCGCCAGCGGCGGCCAAGATGGTCAAGACAGCCAAAGGCTTCAACTTCGTGGACGGCACAGGACGTGGCATCAACGCGGCTCAGTACGCGCAACTTGCTGGAGTCGGATACCGCGAGCTTCTCTCTCAGATGGCGAAGGCCGGCGACAAGAACGCTCAGCTCGGACTCAAGTACGTCGGGAATGACGGCAAGTTCGGCAACGCGCCACAAACAGCGGCGGGAGCACTCACAGCACTCGGGGCCATGGGTTCATATACAAGACCGAACACTTACGTAGCACCACCAAGTAACAACCCATACGCTCAGCGTTTATGGGCAACGGGGAAATTCTAACATGGCGAACTTCTGGGATGACCTGAACAACCAAGCAGCACAACGGGCACAGCAAGGTGCTCCACAATCGTGGGATGAGTACTCACGAGTGATGGCTGCACAGCAAGCCGCACAACCAAAGAAGAAGAAGGGCTTTTGGCAGGACCAAATCAGCACTGGCGGTGGCATCGGTGGCGCACTCGCCGGTGGGGCGACGGGTGCGGCAATCGGTTCCGCGGTTCCAATCGTCGGTACAGCCATCGGTGGACTCCTCGGGGCCATCCTGGGCGGCGCAGCTGGTAGCGGCGGCGGTGAGATGGTGGAGAACAACATGACCGGCGACGACCTGTGGAAGAACGTGGGAAAAGAAGCGCTCTTCGGAGGCGTCACATCCGTGCCGTTTGGTGCTGGACTCAAGCTTGCCAACGCAGGAAGTAAGGCCGTTACCGGTGGACTTGTCGGCGTCGGCAAGAAGACAGTGGGCGAACTCGTCCAAGAGGCTGGCATGTCAACCATCGGCAAGGGGACGGTCGCGAAGCTAGGTGCAACCGGCAAGATAGGCGATGCTGGTACTGCCGCCATCGAGCGGCTCGGTACTGCGCCAACACTCAAGCAAATAGCTGGCAAGAAGCTCAACGGAGCGGCGGATGACCTGGCTGTCAAACAGTTCAGGCTTACGCCAAAGCAACAGAATAACTATCTCACCAAGTTCAAGGAAGACGCGGGACAGACTATCCGCAAATATGGGTTTACCTCAGTCGATGACATCGCGGAAAAGGGTGTCGCGCCATTGAACGATCAGTTCGGTCAGCTCGTGACTGGAATCGGCTCCGTTCCAAAGGCGACTTTGCAAAAGAACTTCGACGACGCAATCGCCAAGCTGAAAGCGGCTGCACCTAGTAGCACGAAGGCTGTGGGCGAGCAGGTCGAAACTGAAGCCAAGAATATTCTCGCAAAGGCAGGCGATACGATAGACGCGAATGAGTTAAACGCCATCCGTCGCGAGTTCGACCAACTAGTCAACTACACCGAGAAGGCATCTAACCCAGCACTCTACAAGGTAAACAAGCGTGTCGCAGACACTATTCGCACCACACTTCAGAAATCCGATCCAACCGGCCAGCTCAAAGACGTCGGTAGGGAGATTCAGAAACTCAGGCAACTCTCCGATAATGCGCTACAGCAGGACATGCTCGGACGTGGAAGTCTACCCGTCGGCCTGATTCAGACACTGAGTGGTGTTCTAGGTAGCGCGGCAGGTGGCCCAGCCGGTGCGATAGGCACGATGGCCACAACCAGCGCGATCAACAGCGCGGCCGGACGCCGGGCACTCATGCAGACCGCCGATAAAGCAGCGGGAAGCCTGACAGCAGACATTGCCCCACGAGCTGTAGGACAAACCGTCGCTCAAGCCGCCGCAAGGATGGGCGGCATCGGAGCAGCCCGCTCACTAGCAGGCGATCAGTCTTCTGATATGAGCGAAAATACGAATATGGCTATGCCAAGTACTACGCCTATGATGAATCCAACCATTGTAGGTTCAGAATACTCTGAACCGGCTGCTAATACAAACCCAATGGGGTATTCGTCCGCCGAACTAGGCCAGGCACTCATGCAGGCACTTGCGGCAGGCGACAATGCGTCAGTCAAGCAACTCAATCAAATGTATGAGCTTGCAGCTCAGTACGAACAATCACAGGCTGGCGGAGACCTCAGCTCAACGGCGGCCACACAGGTAGCTTCGAACTCCAACGCTATGAACACACTCCAGCAGCTCCAAGACCTATACTCCGGCGCGGGCGGTGGTGGCGGCAAGATTGGCGGAGCATTCTCGAACCTCATGGCTGGTGCTGGCCTCGATGGCAACACTCAGACCTACAACGACCTATCTGCATCAAGCGTGTCACAGCTCGCCAGGGCGCTAAACGGTGGCGGTCAAGTATCTGACGCTGACGCAGCGGTTGTTATCAGGGCGCTACCGAAGATAACCGATAGCCCAGAAGTCGCAAGCAAGAAGTTCGCAGCACTCCAAGCCCGACTCCAGATGGCACTTCAAAACACCATGCGCTACAACGCCGGCGGTGCGCCAGACCCAACAACTCAGGCACAAAGCGCCTACTAATCCTATCGACAATCATCCCTCGTCTGTTATTATGAAATAGACAGGGGACAGGCATTATCACACTATTTATGCCGTATGTCGTACCCACACTACCCAGCGATGGCGATGCAGCCAACGCGTCGGACATCTCTACACCTATCAACCAGATCACAGCCGTAGTCAACGGCAACATCGACAGTACAAACCTCGCAGATGCTTCGGTGACGGCTGCAAAGATCGTTGATGCGAGCATCACAAGCGCAAAGCTGGCAACCACCGCTGGAGAGATTGGTGGCGCGTGGACCGCATGGACACCGACCTGGACTAACCTCACCGCCGGAAACGGCACGATAACCGCGCGATATACGAAGACAGGAAAGACAGTCAAGGGATACTTGCGCGTGACTTTCGGTTCAACCACGACGATCGGAAGTGCGCCAACATTCACGCTCCCAGTTTCGGCAGCATCCCATTACAATACCCCGAATAACCAAATAGCCTATGGATATGCCGAGGACGCAGGCACAGCCGCCTACAACATCGTCGTATTTGTTGATAACAGCACGACCGTTGGACTTCTGCGCATCGCCGCTGCATCAGGAGCGTACGTAGCTAACGCAAACGGCATCTCCAGCACAGTTCCCTTCACCTGGGCGACAGGCGACTACTTCAATGCAACATTCGAGTACGAGGCTGCCTAGGGGGATGACCGAGGGCGATGAAAAGTACAAACTGGGCGAACTGACATCTGACATGTCGGCGGTTAAGAACAGCCAGGCCGAGATGAAAATTGACATCAAGGAAGTTCGCCACGACCAGAAGGAGATTATATCCAAGATAGACAGCATTAACTCTGTGTCAGTCGAGCGCTGGGAGAAGCGCAACAAGTTTGTTGACGAGAAGTTTATGGCTCATAACCTACGAATTGAAGCCCTCGAGGACATTAACAGGCTTCGCGATTCGAGTGTATGGACAAAGATTGGCGTGTCTTTCGAGGCCAACTTCGTCAAGTTCATCGCCGCCGGCCTCCTCATCTTCGCACTCAGCGTCGCGTACGTCTATCTGAAGAACGACATCATCCGAGACAACACCGTAAGCAACGTAAACGAATAGGAGGCATATGGCCCGACAACTCATCACACCGAACCTCGACCCCGTGATTTATCAAGGTGGCGTGGCTCTCGACAACTGGGCTGGCTGGTGCCTGGCATATGTTCAGACCGCGTTCGGTACGGGCTGGGCTGGTCCGACAGCATGGGATAGCTGGGGGCGTTCGCAGTTTAAGCACGAAGACCGAAGCTATCCGCGCAATGTCTACTTTCCAGTATTCTTCTCGCACTTCGGTAACTATGGCCTGGGCTATATGAACTACGGCCACGTTGCTATCGCCTATGTGCGTGACGACGGTCAAATGCAGATATGGTCATCACCTGCCTCGAACAAGCCCTACGCGGACGTATACAGCTCCATCGAGGCTATTGAGCGCACCTACAACTCAAAGTACGTTGGCTGGGCGGAAGACCTGAGCGGTCAACGCGTAATTGAATTAACCGCCACGAATCAAGTGGCAGAGGGAGGAACAGTGGACACAATCAAATCTATGTACTGGCGATTGCTCGGACGCGAAGCGCCCCAGGACGACATCAACACCTATTCGCAGGTTGTTGGTACAAAGGGTTGGGAGTTCGTATACAACGACCTCAAAAACTCTGGCGAGGGACAGGCTGACTGGGTACGTCGCAATCCTGAGCGCGTCGCCAACCTCGAGCGAGGACTTGCAGACCGCGATCAGACTATTGCAGAACTCCGCACCGCGCTAATTAACGCGCAGAACAAGCCACCTGTTGAGGTTATCAAGACTGTCGAAAAGATAGTCGAGAAGCCTGTAGAGGTCATCAAAGAGGTTCCCGTATACACCCACGACGCACAGCTCACCAAAGAGGTGCTGTCCATCAAGGGTATGCTGGTGAACTTTATCGGTTGGGTAAAAACTAAACTAGGGAGATAACGGCAATGAGCGAAGCAAACAAAAAGGCAATACTAGAGACACTCAAGAGCATCGGACGAGGCATCTGGTTCGGACTGCTCGGACTGATCGTGACCGGACTGACGGCCCTGGCCACCAACGGCTTTGGTGAAACGGTTGGCGTGACACTGCTCGGACAGTACGTCGACATCACACCGTTCCTCATACTGGTGTTCGGACTGCTTGCCAAGGCGCTGGACCGCTACGTCTACGCCAACAAGAACATCAACACGAACGGAATCGCACCCAACTTCTTGCAGAGATAGCACTGCGAGGCCACCAGAAGCCCCAGGAGGGGCGATAGACATCAAAGCCGACACTGTGACGTGTCGGCTTGTTTCATGCCCTTCTAGCGCGTTACAGTGGCTCAAACTACAACGAAGGGTAGGCAATGAGCCGAACCATGATCCCCGTGATCAAGGACAACCTCACTGGCGAGCTGTTGGACGAGCAGACGGCTCAGTCTGTGAGGTTCGCTGTCGAAGGCGTGAGCTACCAGATGGACCTGTCTGAGGCAAACGCCAAGAAGTTCTACGAGAGCATCAAGAAGTACACCGATGTGGCTGATCGCGTGGCAGGAAGCCAGCCAGTCGCACGCCGCACCACCAGCTCAACCCGCACTGACAAGCAGACGCTCCAGGATGCCCGCGCCTGGCTCCGCGAGAACGGCCACGAGGTTTCAGACCGTGGACGTATCAAGACCGACCTCATGGACTTGTACATGGCGGCTGCTAAGTAAGTTTCGACCGTCGCTCGATGGGCGCATCGGAGACCTTGCGCCTACCGAGTACCTTGTTGCGACGCTCCATCTCAGCCGCGTCGATGTCTTTGACTGACCGCCCGTACTTGGACATCGAGAGCTGTGCGACCTCACTCCGGCTGTTGTAGGCGGGAGGTGGAGGCGTGGTCTTGAGCGTGAACGGCGTGGATATGCCGTCGGGGGTGTTGACCCTAGCCACGGCCGTGTAAGCGGGCAGGTTGATGATGTCGTTCGGGGTGACGGCTGACTGACCGAACTCACGAGACCAGATAGCAGCGGACTCCTGGCTTGAGTTCAGGATGACCTTGTTGCGCATGTTGGCTTTGACGGCCATCTGCAAGTGCGAGGGGAGGCGCTCCACATACTGAGTCGCTGCCACGACACCGAGCTTGTACTTGCGGGCCAGGGCCAGCACATCGTCGAAGCCCATGGGGATGTCCGCGAACATCTGGAACTCGTCCATGTATACGAAGTTGGCCCGGTCGGTTGGCATGTTCTGAGCACTCGACCAGATGGCGTTGAACAGCAGTGTCCCGACAATCTCCTTGCTGTCCTTGGGGACGCCGGACAGGTTGACGAGCAGAATCTTGTTGTTGCGGATGACATCGTCCATCTGGAAGCTCGAGGTGGACTGCCCGAACAGGTAGCGCGGTTCGATACGGCTGATGAGCTGCCACACACGGTTCTCGAGGCTTTGGCTGGCCCTGGTGCGCTCCTCCTTGGAGAGTGAGTACCACCTATCCCAGAAGTGAACCAGCTCGCGGTCGTTGGCTCCCTCCGCGATGGCCTTCGACCACACCTCCTCATCGGGCGTCTTCGGTGCCACAAGCGGGCGGATGTCGTTGAACGTCATGCCGGGAGTGGCCGCGAGCGTCAGCAGGCCGTGAAACAGCAACTCTCTGAACCAGACTCCATCGTCCTTGTAGTAGTACTGGAACAGGTTGACCAGCTCATCCACCACGGTGCGAGGGTTGCCCTGGTCGAGGATGTTGAACCCGACAGGGCGCAAACCGTCCGTGAAGTCGATAGCGATGACATCCTGACGGCGCGAGGGTGGGACGTTGTTCATCACCTCGTGGAACAGGTCACCTTTCGGCTCGATCACGATGACGCCATACCCGTTCTCCATGTCCTGACGGGCAAGGTTGGCCATGAGTGTCGTCTTGCCGCTTCCCGTACCGCCACCGACGAAGCTGTGGGTCAGACTGCTCACGTAGTCGATAGCCACCGTGCGCTCGCGCCCTGGCAGTGTTGTCGTGCCAATCACACGGCCAGTACGAGGCACCAGCTCACTGGCGGGTAGGTGCCGGCTCGCACCTCTGGGGAGCCCGGGAATCATCTGCGTCCCGATGGGCCATGCCAGTAGGGGCACCAGCTCCAGGGTGTTGAGCTGCGCGCCGTAGTGTCGCGGGGATACCGCGTTAGTTGTCTTGGCTATCAGCCCTCGGCGGTTAAAGACCGTCGCGCGCTTGAATCGTCCCAGGCTCTTGATAGGTCGGTAGGTGTTGGCCACCAGGTGTTCTGATCGCTGGCCGGTCTCAGCCTTGCCCGCGATACGGAGACACCCCAGGAAGTTCGGCTCGTCGTACTTTGCGCGGATGGCCTGCGTAGCCCGGCTGTCTTGCCTCGGGTCGCCGTAACGCACTCCCCGCCACTCGAACGACGTGGTGGACAGCTCGCGTTCGGCTAGGTGGCGCTTGCCGATGGGAGAGATAATCCACTGCAACAGCACCGACTCAGCCGGTCCCAAGCTCCCCAGTGTCAGCAGTACAGAGGTGGCGAGGCTCGAGGACGCAGGAATGGCGATGATGTGGTCGCTGCGCACGAGGTCGAACTCCTCGGCGTATCCCCAGTCCTGCCTCGGTCTGCCGTGTTCGGCGGGCATGACGTTGATGCCAGGAACTAGGCCGTGGAGCTGGCCCACGACGTAGTCAGCGTCCTGCCAGGGGATTGTGAGGTAGTGCGTGATCGCCCGGTCAGTGGCGTGCGTCTCGAACACCATGGTCGGAACGGCGCGAAGTGTGGCACGGGTGTGAAGCGTCGAACCTACTTGTCGCAACCAGTTCAGGATGTCCGCTTCGTTCAACTCTGACGGGAACGAAACAGTGTAGGTACGGCGGTTGTAGTCGAGATCACTTTGGGACGGCATCGAAGTTGCCCCCTTTGCCTGTCGTAAGAAATCCCCGAATGTTGCCATACTTCTAATATACTGCTACCAGAACTTCCGGCGGTCAAAGTATGCCTTCACCAAGAGAGCCGCGCCGATAACAATGACGGCCAGTCCAACGTAGGGCAGGTACGGCTCAACATACGTGATGATGATCGTGACCACCACGATGTAGGCAATGATCATCAACAGGAAGTCCATGCCCTTCTTCACCACTGCTGGTCTTCTTCCCTGATGCGGTTGGCGATGTCCTGCTGACGCTTGCGGTCAGCCATCCCTAGCCGGGTGTAAGTCTCCATCTCCTCCTCGCGACGCTGGCGCATGTAGTCCGCTTGGCTGCCGAGCAACGGCCGGAGCACGAAGATGACCCACAGCACCCCGAGGACCAGCATGAAGGCCACGCCGTGCCAGAAGGTCTGGGTCGCGTTGTAGATGAAGGCCGCGCCGATGAATCCCCCCACAGCCACCACCGCCGTGATGGTCGAAAAGAGGACGTACTTGCTGGCCTGCTTGAGTCCGTTCATCGACC